TTATAAAATAAGTGCCTTATCCACAACTCCCTGTGCATCTTCCTTTTCGTCCATGATATGGTTATACACCTCCAATACCATTTTTTCGGTGTCACCCATAAGCTGGGCAATTTTTTTGATACTGATTTCAGGTATCTTATAACACAAGGAGGTGCAAAAGTTATGCCGGAAAACATGGGCGGTTAAATCAAACACAACCTGTAATTCGTCAGAACCGCCAGCTGCCCTGTTTATCTTATTGATTATCGATGCCCACATCTTATCATAGCTGCTTTTGGTCATCATGTTTCCGTCACGCTTGGTGAATAGATAAGGGCCGGGGATTGACTTAACATATAACTCCAAATAGTCCCTTGCAAACGCAGGAATGGGTACAGAACGGGTTTTTTCGTTCTTAGTGGACTTGATATAAGGGTCATTAACTTTAAAGGCCACAGCTTGCCCTACAAAAACCTCGCCGGACTTCCCCTTCTTAAGATTGACAGTAAATATGGTTTGCGCCAATGCTTCGCCACGGCGCAGGCCGGTACCAAATATCAAATACACGAAAGCCTTTTCCATTGGGGTAAAGTCAGCCACCTTAACGGCCTCCTTCTCTTCTGGGGTAAGGGGACGCTTTTCATTCGGAACATACTTTGGCATGTCAATGTCGCTACATATATCATTATAATCAGCAGCCGGAAGTTTTTTATCTTTGATTGCAGCACGAATAATTTGTTTAAAAGTAATGGCTATTTGTTGACAAGTTCTGGGCTGGTCTACATTAGTGTTAATAAGCATCTGAAAGTGACTATGGTTAACATCCTGTAGTTTTAGGCCCTTTAAAGCTATCATATGCTTTTCTATAATGTTGTTATACATGGCCTTAGTGTTTTCGGACCTAACTGCCTTATATATGGTGCGCCATTGTCTGGCATACTCCAGGAAGGTATCATCACATGGGGCCACATAACTTCGGTCAGCGACCGATCGCTTAATATCATCCACCATCCTCTCTAAGTCGGCAGAGGACTTAGTGGAATACACTGGAATATAATGTTTAGCCCCTCCTTCTTTGTAGGTGCCATCCCATACTTTAGTTTGATATCTTCCATCTTTGCCCTTTGTATATTTTGCTTTTGGCATTATATCACTCCTTTTTTGGTATAAAAAATACGCCCCTTGCAAGGGCGTTCCAGGAATGATATAATTCTATTGTCGGATAGGTTTATATCTTCCTGGTTCGCCTAGAAGAGAATCTATTTCAAAAGACTTCCGTGTTACCAGCACGGGAGTTTTTTATTTATTTACCGCTCTGAACGGGCGGCAGCTACAAGTGCGTCTTGAAGGACCTTAGAAAAATTAAGGTTCTTTTTTTCTCCATAAGTATTGAGCCATGCTGGGATGGTTATATTTTTCCGAATGGTCTTTGAGCCGTACTTTTCTGTATAGACATCCATATCAAGGACCAAAAGGTTTACAAAACTTCCGGCAGGACAGGGGACAGCAGTAAAATCACTTGGAGCCGGATAATCATTACCATCCTCCATTTCGTCCAATATCCATCCGCTGGCAGCATCCACGCCCATCTCAATGGCTTCCACAAGGTTTCGTCCCTCAGTCACACAGCCGGGGAGGTCTGGGACCTCAACTGTATAACCAGAAAGTTCCTTGCAAGGTGTAAAAATAGCAGGATATACAAGTTTCAAAATAATCACCTCCATTTTATGATTGTAAGGAGCGGGACTATTTAAGCCCCGCCTGTTTAAGGATTGAATCAGCGGTCCCTTTGTCAACGTCTCCGGTGTGAAAAGGAATTGTAACTTTTCCCGGCTTGCTAGGGTGCTTATACTGTCTGTGAGAACCTTTTTGGTTCTTTACATACCAGCCATCCTCTAAAAGCATTTTCTCTAATTCCCTGGCCCGCATCTTCTGTACCTCCTTACAATTATATTATACACATTATGCGCATAAAAGTCAAGAGAAAATGTGTATAATGCGCATTATTTTATATCAAGCGAAAAACCATGTTGCAAAAGCCATTGCTTTGAATTTTCTTTTTGTTCAGGAGTAGCAGTGCGCACGGAGTATATACATTTGTGTATCGCGGCCCAAAAGGCAAGTTCATTTTTAGGGAGGGAAACTTGGTATTTTTGACAATAGGCAAGTATCTTACTTTTATCAAGCGAAAGCATAGCCTCATCGCGTTCTTTGAGAAATTGCTGGATATCAACCATAAGAACCTCCTTACGCCACATCACTGGTGAAATCAATATCATTAATACTTTCATTCACTTTTCCTATTACTTCGTTGTTTTCGATAAAAGATATCCATGAAAGACGCGAGCCTGACTTAATTTCATGTTTCAGATTGTTATACAGAGACTCCATGGATACCTTCCACATATCATACGCAGACTTTTCTACCTTTTCTTCACTCCACTTCTTTTTCCTTTTTGCATTCTGGAGAGTCTGGAACTGCCGGGCTTTTCTCATAAAAGCACCGTAACCGTCCAGGTTAGTTTCAAGGTATTCTAAAAATTCTTTATATTTCATTTCTATTCCACCTTTCCTAAAACTTCCCCAACAAGTCTTATTTCGTCACTAGCGGGGATATTATTGTATTTTTTATTATGAGATATAAGGCATTCAACACCCAACTCTTTAATAAAACATTCATTGCCCCTGGTAAAGATACCAATACCTCCAACAGGAAGCGCATCCGTTTTCCTGACAAATACCTTATCGCCATCATAGTAGGTTGGTTCCATGCTGTCACCGTTAACGCCAATAACGAAATCGGCCTTATCTGATAATTCATTTTCTACGATTTCAATCATATCAGTAGGCACATCATCGAAGAGATATTCGCCGCTTCCGGCAGAGGCCAGATGTTGATAGTAACTTATAATGCGGGTCGGTACTTTTACTACGGTGGATGCAGAGGATGCCAATTTCTCAATTCTTTCCACTTCCCAAGACAAAACAGTATCAATATGGAATTTTCCTGACTCATCCAAGCACCGATAGTTATCAATTATCTCCCTTTCTTTAGCAGAAACCACCAATTCTGATAGGTTATTCATTTCATCTTGATATAGATAATTTGCATCACATTGTAATGCATCAAATAACCTTGGAATTAATTCTATCTTAGGAGAACTGATTGAATTTTCATAATTGGCTATAGCCGAAGAAGTAACACCTATTTTATTAGCTAACTCAATGCGGGTCATATTTAACGCTTCACGTCTTTCTTTTATTCTTGTATTTAAACTCATTGAAAATTACCTCCATGATTTGATTATATCAAAGTTTACTGATAAGTCAATAATTGATTTACAAAAAACTTGTAAAAATATATTGACATTACAAGAATAGTGATATATACTGTGGTCAGTTACAAAAAACTTGTAAAGGAGGAGGAAGATTTGCAAGAAATAAGATATCAGGACATTATAGAAAATATCAAGAAACTTGTAAAAGAAAGTGACATAAAACAGGGAGCCATTGCAAGGCGAGCAGGGTTCACGGACCAATCGTTCAGTGACATGATGAATGGGAGAAAGCTATTGAGGGCTGAGTACATACCACAAATAGCAATTGCATTAGGAAAGACCGTAAACGAAATTTATGGAATTAAAGAAACAGAACAGGAATCAATAAAAAAAGGCGCATAAAGGGGGCTATCACCAAAGCAAATACTTTTTGCTTGCGTGATAGCCATAGGAACAGCCTATTTACCAGATTGTATTGCGGCGGCTATTTTTGTGAACTTTTCCGCTGATATTGCGCCGGACTCATACAATTGATAAAACCTGTTTATTTCACTTGGAATAGAATCCGTAAATGCTTTAGAAGATTTTTTATCCAGTGATTTTAAGGCAGGTCCACATCCAAGTTCGCTTGCCAATCTGTAGATATGCTTACATGGAAGTTTACGAGACTCAAAATCAAAGCATGTACAGGAGTTAAGGGTGACATGGTACGGATTGCTTCCAGAGCCTTTAATGGTTGCAGATTCTGATAGCTGGTCAATTTCAATTTCGCTGGATTTGATTTTTCGAGCCGATATAATCCGTTTTATTTGGTCAACGGATTTATGAACTTCATTGTCCCAGAAAATAAATTCTGACATATACATATCCTTCTTTCTCATTTGTATTGTGCATAGCTTACCTATACACAGTATAAAACAGAGGGGGAGAAAAAGCAAATAGAAGAGCGGAGAGTACATAAATGAATGAGGATATTTTGAAAAAGCGAGAGAGGGTGAATGTAAACTATGGATATGTTTAGAAAGAAATATGATTTTGCGGCAAAAAACGGAAGTGAAGTAAAGATAGAGATTGCCGTTGAGATAGAGAACCTGGATTGTAATGATATGCAAGAAATTCTCCATGAATATGCATTAAGAACCAGGAACTTCTATCTCAGCATGGGAAATGAAATCAATAGTAAGCTTTGACAATGGATGGTTTACCTTCGTATGTATCTATGCCAGTAGATTTGACAGTAAAAGAAAAACCATCAGGAGAAGAGATGAAATCGCCCGCCTGAATGTCGGAGCCATATAAAAAGGCTACGTGATTCCCTCCATCATCTGTATTAGTTAGTCCGTCATATACAGAAACGTGCTGACCATTACGTGAGATAGCATAAGGCGCTTTGTCTGGAAAGTCATCCAGATATATTTCTCCAGGAACAGGAAGAATACCCATGAAAATCCCTCCTTTCTTTTGTACTCAGCCCTGCCAGGGGCCTGTAAATACAGTATAAAACGGAGGGGGAGAAAAAGCAAATAACAAAAAGAAAGGAGATAAATCCGTGGATTACCCAAAAGAAATAATGAGGTTGTCAGAACTGCAAGAGATTGGATTTCCAAAACAGTATCTGCTAAATGCATATAGGTATCCAGGGCAAAAATTTGCCACCAAAATGGATGCAAACAAAGGGAATAGCCCAATCATTTTTGATATAAAAGGATTTGAAAAATGGAGGCAAACGCAAATAAAAATCCAGCAGAGGAGGTAGTGGAATGGAAAAAGAAGTGATGTTAAGGAAGTGGATTCAGAAACACAAGGCATTAATCAACGAGGCCCCAGACAAAACACAGAGGGATTATCTGGTAATGATGTGGGTTGGATTCTTGAATGGGTTAAGGGTATCAAACGCCATAAGCTGGAATGACTACAATAGTCTGTACAAGGAAATTCAGGAGTTTGCGGAGGGGGTAGAGGCCGCATGACAAAAAGCCATAAAAAAAGCCCTTGACCCTACTGCAATAGAGTCAAGGGGCTGGTCATTCGCAGACCATAATAAACCCACTTTTATTATATCTGTGAAGGACCCAAAAGTCAAGGAAATACGTGGGTTTTAACGTGTTTTCTGACTCGATAAAAGGATTAGACTTAGCGAGGGAACAGATGCGCAGATATAAACAGATAGAGTATAAGGCTGGTGCCTCCATCGAAGTAGTAAAGTGTATCCCAAGAAAGTACAGGAAGGGAGAGGGGAGGACGCCGGGAAAGAAAAAGACCAGGGAAGAAATGCAAGAGGCCAATATGAGACAAGCGGCAAGAAAATTGGCCCGAAAGATTAATGCGAACTTCAAGCCTGGCGATTGGCATATCACACTTACATATAGGACGGAACCTACAACGGAAAAGGCCCAGGAGACTATATCAAAGTTCTTGGACCGGATGAGGGATAGATATAAACGGAGAGGGTTCCAATTCAAATATATTCTGGTGACTGAATACGAAAGTAAAAGAATCCACCATCACATCATTATAAACAATGTCAATGACGGAATGAAAACCACATCAGACTTTGTTCGGGAAAGCTGGAAGGGTATAGGCATACCAAAATTTGTTCCAATGTATGACAATGGGGAATACCGTAAGCTTGCGGACTATTTTGTAAAAGAGACAGAAAGGACCTTTCGTAATCCCAAAAGTCCGGTTAAGCAGAGATATTCATGCTCAAGGAATTTAGCGGAACCACAGATAAGACAGCGGATAAAGAAAACGAAGAGCGGATGGAAAATGAATCCACAGCCCAGGCCGGGGTACTATATTGACCCGGATACCCTGTACAACGGAACAGACAAGCTGGGATACCCATATCAGAGATACATAATGGTCAAACTCAATCCAAAAGAGGAGGACTGGGAACCGTGCAATGAATGGCAGAACGAAGGAGGCGATTAGGATGTACCCAGTAACAATAGAATTGCATGCCACGGCAAGTAAATACTGGGGCAGGCTGGAATTTGTGGATGCAGGAGGAAGGATGCACATAAGGGATATTAAGCAGGACAGGGAAAGCACTGTAAACAGCAATGCCATACAGGCATTGATTGCGTCCGTGCAGGTCCTACAGCGTCCGTGCATCCTTGACATACATACTGACAACGAGTATGTGGCAAATTCCATCACAAACGGATGGGCAGAATCCTGGAAGCAGAACGAATGGAGGAACGCCAAAGGGAAAGTGGTCCCATACAAGGAGCAGTGGCAGGAACTTATGCGGTTACTGTCAAATCATTCACGTAGGTTTACCGTCATCAAAACATAACGGGAGTGTGCGGACATCAGGAGCATAGTAGAGCAGGAACCAGCAGAGGTGTGCTATATCTGCGGCAGAGGCGGAAAACTTCATAAACATCACATTTTCGGAGGAAATCCGAACAGGGGTCATTCTGAGGACTGCGGCCTTACGGTCCATCTATGCCCGAAATGTCACACAATTGGAAAGGAGGCAGTACATAAGGATGCTGAAATCATGGAGGGGTTACACAAAATTGGTCAGGCAGCTTTTGAAAGGAATCATACCAGAGAGGAATTCGTCAGGATATTTGGAAAAAACTATCTTCCTGAACCACACGCAGCTATACCATACGGACAAGGGGGAGCAGAAAGCGGAATTATCTGGATTAATGATGATGATATTTGACAGGCCGGGGCTGATGATTGGGGCCAAAATAACCATAACAGGGAAACTCCCGTGTTATCTGTGCGAGGAGTTTGATAACTTGGACATGTGCATAGGAGCAGATAACCAGGAAGAATGTCCAATCAAAAAGAGGGAAATATACATAAAATCCATTGAATGCAGTTACAAGGAAAAACGAGAGTGCATCTGTAACATAAACTGCGGGGAACTGCGAATTGACACGAAGAACAGGAACAAGGTTAGTATAGAAAAACTGGAGATACCATGGAAGAACTTCAAGTGGCCTGGGGAAATGCCAGGAGCATAGAGAGCATTCCTAAGAATCCTGGAAAGTTGGCATATGTTGGGAAACGGGTTTTGGGAAATCGCATCTACCTGTTTTACAGGGATGCAGTATGGAATTATTGGTATAAGACAAAAATCATTACCCAAGACGGGATTAAAACGGAATATGAGGCCGTCTTTGGGGATAAAAGGAGAAAGCGGAAATGAATAGAGTGGTTTTGATGGGCAGGCTGACAAGGGACCCAAATGTTACATACACCCAAGGGGAACGCCCCATGGCTGTGGCTAAGTATACGCTGGCTGTGGATAGAAGAGGCCAGAAAAGCCAGGATGGTGGACAAACAGCGGATTTCATTAACTGCGTGGCCTTTGACCGGGCCGGGGAGTTTGCGGAGAAGTATTTCCGCCAGGGGATGCGTGTGCTGGTATCCGGCAGGCTACAGACAGGAAACTATACGAACAAAGAAGGACGGAAGGTATATATAACCCAGGTCATCCTTGATGACCAGGAATTTGCAGACAGCAAAGTCCAGGGGAGTGGAGCACCGGAAACCAGAAGCACAGAGGGGCTTGGGCTTGACATGGGAGATGGATTCATGAACATACCTGATGGGGTAGAGGACGAAGGACTGCCATTTGTTTAGGAGGATGAAAGGATGAAAACAATATCAATCGCAAACCTTAAGGGTGGCGTATATAAGACAACTACAGCGGTCAGCATGGCAGAACTGATGGCAGACCGTTACAAAAAGAAGGTGCTGCTTATGGACAATGATAAGCAGGGGAACGCATCACGCCTGTTCCGTCTATACAATCCAGAATCGTTTCGGGGAGCGCCGGACATGATTAAGAGCAGGGAAGCCAAAAAGAACATGATCCAGACGGAAAACCAGAACATAACCGTCATCCCATGCAATTATTACATGGAGCAGTCAGTAATGGACCTGAGATGTGACGGTGCCAGCAGACAGCATGACAGATACAGGGAGTCCCTGGCTTCCGTGACAGATATATTTGATTACTGCATCATCGACAACCCGCCGGACCTGGGCCTGAATGTTGTGAATGCTCTTGTGGCTTCCCAGGAAATCATCATCCCGTTACACCTGGATGACTATTCCATGGATGGCCTGGACATGTTGGTGGAACAGATTATGTCCATAAGGAACTTCAACCCGGATGCCAGATTAGCCGGATGCCTGATAACCGGATATGAAAAGACGGAAACCAGCATAGCGGCAGAGGAATGGCTGCGGGAAAAGAGCGGACTGCCAGTATTCAAGGGACATATCAGGCACTTTCGGAAAGCCAAGGATGCCACGTTCGCCCATCAGACACTTATCAGCTACAGCATAAGGAGCGGGGCCGCGCAGGATTATAAAAAATTCATGGAGGAGTATATGGGGAGGGAACATGATGGGGTTTAACATTTTAAACACGCTTAATTCGGTCACGATGGCAGAGGTGGGCCGCACAGAGGGATATAAGAATATCATCCTGGACCATCAAGATATCACTGTCACAGAACATAACAAATACAGCATGGACGAAATCCAGGAACTTGCAACAGGTATATTGATGACGGGAGGCATCCAGGAGCCTCTTATAGTAGGTCGGGTAGATGATGGGTTCCAAAATGGATACTGGCTGATATCTGGTCACAGGCGGCTCATGGCAATCGGATACCTGATTAACGAAGGACATGAGGAATTGAGGAAGGTTCCGTGCCGCTATAAGGACATGACAGAGACACAATTTCGCCTGGAACTTCTTTGCGGGAACACATTCAACCGAAAAATGTCTGACTATGACCTGATGGTACAGGCCCAGGAATGGAAGGAAGTGCTGACGCAGGCCAGGAAGGAAAAATTCATCGTCCTGGAAGAGGGGGAGCGCATCAGGGATTATGTGGCAGCCATACTGGGAGAATCCACAGGAAAGATAGGACAGCTTAATGCCATCAATGCCCAGGCCACGCCGGAGGTCAAGGAGAAGTTCCAGAGTGGTGAGATGGGGATTACATCGGCCTACGCAGCCAGTCAGCTTGAGCCGGAGGAGCAGAAGGAGATTGCCTCCAGGCTGGATGATGGCGAGGATGTAAGAAGCGAGGAAATACAGAGAATCATCGAAGAGAAACGCAGACAGCAGGCAGAGGAAGGACAGGAGCCGGAGGAAGGGCAGGAACCGGACCAGGAAGAACAGAAGCTTACGAAACAGGAGGAACACGAACAGAAAATAGAGGAACGGCAGAGGCAGGCAGATGTGTCAGATACTGACACAAACGAGGATGAAAAAGGCCATGCAAGGAGGCTTCACATCCTAAAAATGCTGGAGAAATATTATACCCATATGTCTGACGAGGAGTTGGAACTGCTGGAGCGCATATTAGATGACTGCAAGCGCCGCAAGCGTGAATACGCTATGGATGAGGATTAGAAAGGGGATATGCCATGAAACCAACAACTTCTACGCCCGCAGCTAAAAAAGAGAAGCAGGAAAGGATTTTGTGCTATCGCTGCAAACAGGAGATTTTTGGGGAACACGTATACATAGTAACCAGAAGAAAGACCAAAATGCATTTTTGCAATAAGTGTTTCAAGGATGGGCTATAAATCAGGAGGAAAGACAATGAATATTGATAGAGGCATTAAATACATAGCAGAGCATTATGGGTATGAGGCGCAGAGCCGCCAGTGCATTGAGGAGATGGCAGAACTTATACAGGCAATTAACAAGCTATGGAGCATGCGGAATGGAGGAAACGAGGCTGAATACATGGAAGCCATGGACCATGTGGTTGATGAAATTGCAGATGTGTCCATAATGCTGAAACAGATTAAGTATTTACTGGACCTGGAAAGCCATGTTGATAGCAGGATTGATAAGAAGATTAACAGGCAGTTGCAGAGGCTGGCTTACCCAGAGAGATATATGCAGGATATTAAGACAATGGATTATGAAAACATAGTTCTTACCCCAGAACAGATGCAGATGATTGATATATTATACATCGAAAAGTGTGAAGAAATAAATCAACTGAAAGAAAAAATGAAATTAGGAATCCAAAAGGAGATTGCAATTTGGAAACAGCGCTTGTGTCCAGTAGCCACAAAACAATGGTGGCCTAAATGCATGGCCTACAACCAGAAGAATGGAAAGTGTACCGGAATCATCCGATGCGAGAACAATCCATATAAGGAGGATTGCGGAGAAAAATAACAGATGAGGTGAAAACAGATGTTAGGTGATACAGCCGGAATGACGGCAGAAATTAATGAGGATGAAAAAAATATGGTCCCTATCCGTTACCTGGAACTGGATGGGGAACGGAAGGAAATCCATTCATGCTACGGCGACATAATCATCATCATAAATGCGATGGCTGATTATGCCGGGTTATTGGATGACTACCGCATGATGTACCCGGAAGGGCTTAACGCATTCCAGGCCGCAACCTATGAATATCAGGCCAACCGTTGCAGGAAAATCCAGAAATCCCTGGAGCAACAGATGGGATATGACCGGGATAAGGCTTTTGAAAAATGCCAGAAGCGTAGGGCTAAACATTCAAGTGATGATGTAGGAGAAGAGGCCCTGGTGCTTCTTGCCAGAAAGAAAGCGAATGAGGAGCGGAAGAAGGAAGAGGCAAGGAATCCTTCTGAACACGTCAAGGAGAAGGAAAAGACCGGGGAACTGGAAGGGCAGTTGAGTTTTCTGTGAAAAAGGAATATAACACGGCAGCGCATACCGGGACCTGATTCGCAGGACCGTGACTGCATAAAGATAGCTGGCATGGCAATGGTGTATGCACAACCAGTAAGACCAGCAGCGGATGTGCCTATGGAGAGATAATGGAGGACCATACGGCCAGGGGTTCCGGTCTGGCGCACATCCACTATATCGTGTAAAGAAGGTGCAAAATGAATATTAGCCCCACAATGATGCGGGTTGCAGAACAGATGGAATCGCACGGTGAACTAATAAGATATCCTGGAGGATTTTGGTCCTGGAGAGATGTAGAAATTAAGAATGAGATTCCTGCATGGTATTGTGACGTGAAAACTCTTAGAGCATTGGGAAAAAGAGGGATTGTCAATCTTGATGAAACCAAGAAAATTTGTAAACTAAATCGGTATTTAGGTGAACTGCCGGAAAGGAATTATATATGAATGCGACAGGAATTATAAGGAGAGTTGATGATTTAGGGCGGATAGTGATTCCAAAAGAAGTTAGGCGAAAGGCCGGAATAAGCGAAGGAACCCCTATGGAAATATTTCAGTCAGCAGAAGGAATAATGCTGAAAAAATACTATCCTGAAAATGAATTATCGGATATGGCGAAAAATTTAATGGAGGCCGTGGATGATATGTGCGTTGATTTAGGACCGGAAAAGACTGGTGATATTAGGAGGCACATCCGCAAAATACAGATGCTTCTTAAATCACAAGATTAACACTTGGCGGAATCAGCCAGGAAAGGAGCAAGCATTGGAAAGATTGACCATGACGAGCAATAAAGGCGGAGTGGCATTTACATTTGATTTAGATATCACATGCGAAAAAACCGAAATTCAGAAGATTTTAAAACTTGCGCAAAGGCTTAAAACCTATGAGGATACCGGGCTGGAGCCGGATGAGATAGAGAAATTAAAAGAAAAACAAATACCAAAGAATGTACCGGATATAGAGCATTTTGGACGGTGCCCAGAATGTGACACGGAGTTTAACAGTGAGTTGCTAAATGAGTACAATATCATGTTTTGTCCATGGTGTGGACAGGCGCTTAATTGGACAGAAAATTAAGATTTGGAGGTTTGTATGGAATTTTTAAGTGAACATTGGGTTCTTATTTATGGGATGTTTATGTATGGTATGGGACTGCTAACTGGTTCTATCAAAAAGAAACGTTAGTTAGCATTTGAGAAGGGAAATCCGTTGGGTAATAATGAGGGCACCGGACACGGCAGCATATAGTGAGCATAAGGGATGAGGCTGCTAATTTAGGATTTTTGAGAAAGGCGCTATATATGATTATTCAATTAGAACAGGCTGATGTGGAGAAAATAGAAAGGTTACTATCCTGTATTGTTATGGAAAATAAAGATAGGGACTTAATTAGGATTGTAAAATCTATTAGACTCCAGATTGATGAAGAGGAAAACTGAAACCAACAGTCTTAACATTTAAGGAAGGAGTAGGAACGTGGATAAAGAAACAGCATTAAAGATTTTACAGGAAAAGTATCATATCGAAGGGCCAATTAAAGTGGTTCAGGACGAGTTAAAAGCCAGAGAAGTAGCCGTTACACTTCTCGAAAGAGATATTGCCCCTCTGAAAGCAGAAAGTGCAGGGTACGATGAGGCATATGCAGAATTTTTTAAATGCCCGGTTTGCGGTGGGGAAAATGCTTTTAAGGGAAGTAATTATTGTCCTGATTGCGGACAGCGGATAACCACAGATTAATCCGCAAAACTGATATAAGCAATATTAGCATTTGGAGGGTTAAAAGATGGAAAATAAAATATATAAGATTTGCGAGGATGTATTAACGATAACAGATGATGAAATCAAAGAATTAAGAGAGATTGCCGAAGGACAGAAACGGTATAATAATCCGTTACGCATGGCGACATCTGGATGGCAACAAGAATTAGGCGAACACAATGATAAAGTTTTAGATGCAATTATTGCGCTGAAAAAGGAATTGGAAGCCGGTGCTGAAATTGAAAGACCAAATTAGAACTTTTGGGAATAAAAAAGAGCCTTGCGGCCCTGCCCGACGTTTTACAAAGGTGAGGAATTACAACCTCACAAGGGTCTACTGGCGGCTTTGCGTTCCCTGTTATTTAATTTGATTATAGCAATTTTTTGAGAATTATACAATAGCAATATTTAACATTTGACAAAGAAAGAAGGTATCTGATGCAGATAAAAGATATGATAAAAAAATATCCCTTTTGTGGGAGCGAAGCAACCTTAGAACGACAACCACTTGCATATGCGCCCTTTGATGGTTGGGCGGCACAATGTACGAATGAGGAGTGCTATGCAGCATCTACAGGGATGATGTGGCCATCTCAGGACGGAGCACTCACAGCTTGGAATACTCGTGTAAACTGAAATAGACACTATTAGGATTTAACGGCGGAAAATCGGGAAGGAGCAGTATGTTTTTTTGCGAAATGTGCGGCAGCGGTGATTGTTGCGAAAGGACAGATATACACGGCGGTCCTATATTATGCGATACATGCTACATGGAGGCTAAACAGGACCAGGAGGACAAAGACGCAATCGAGGAGATTTTTAAGGACAATTAGGATATAGGAGGCGAAGGCAGTGGGATTAAGATTAGTCAGCGCCGACCAAGTAAAGGATATCATCTGCAAATACGAGAACCGGATAATCCAGAGAACGATGGTCTTCGAAATCGAAAAACTAAATGGAGTTCTGGCAACAGAGGAGCAGATGGTGGAGATTTTGGGCAACGAAAATATGGAACTAGATTAAGAATTTAAAAGGAGAATACCTATGGGATACATAGCAACTGCTATATTACTTTACGCTTGGTATATTAGTGGTGGAGCAGCGGATAATTTATTGATACCAGCGGCACTATTTGCAATAGCTGGCGCAATTAGTTTTCACAAATAAAATTAGGATTTTTATGAGATATTACTATGAACACTTATTACTACGAATCTAAGTCAATAGAGTATATGCAAGGGAATTTTATTGATGCCGAAACAGCGAGTAAAGCAAAATATCTAATATGGCTAAAAGGTGCCTGTGAATACTTTGATTGTTTTGAAGACTTTATTCGGGACATAAAAATCAGGAAAATAAATTAACGTTTGAGAGAGGAGGAATCATATGGCGATAGTGAGGTTTAAGGCTACACAATGCGATAAAAGGTTTGACCGTCCGATGCAGATCATGAGTGGTTGCAATATGGTAGGCATAACTGTCAATATTTCGCTTGAGACGGATGCGGAGATAACACCTACATATCTATTACAGATGGCAAAAGAGATAGAGTCCCTGCCTCCTGAAAACCATAAGTATTTTAAAAATGTAAAGCCAATATATTTGGAGGTGAGCGGGTGAATAACGAATGCAAGCCGTGTGAATCATGCGGATTTGAGCCAGAATGCCGATGGGCGCATGATTTTGAGGTAGAAGAATGTAAGGACTGGGCACCGAGAGAGGAATCTGATGGAGCTTAGTCTGGAAAACTGACATTTACTTTAGCGTACTAAATCGGGCGGGTGACCGATTGAAAATTAGCATTTTCGGAAGTAAGAGGATAAAAAATGAAGCCTGACAAGGTAATTGAAGTTTTAAACGAAATTTTGCTGCAATTTGAGATGAATGTCACAGAGGCAGAAATGGGCGAATCTGATGCGCTTGAAGCGGAAGAATCGAATAAAGAAAGCGTCATGGCTTTAAAAGAGGCAATAAAAGCAGTGAAAAAGCAATAATATTAGCATTTCCGGGAGAACCGGAGAAAGGAATATAAAATATGAATGGAACAGGAATTGTACGTAGAGTGGATGATTTGGGGCGGATAGTGCTGCCGAAGGAAATAAGGCGGAAGTTAGGAATAAACGAAGGAACACCTATGGAAATATATGCCTCAGCAGATAGCGTTACAATGAAAAAGTATTATCCAGAAAATGAATTATCAAGTATGGCTGCCAATCTTCAAGAAGCCGTGGAAGAGATGTGTGTTGACTTGGGGCCAGAAAAGACCGGAGATATACGGCGGCATATCCGGGAGATTCAGAATCTTTTAAAACAGGGAAATTAGAAAGGATTTGACGGATTTGGAACCGAATCAGTTGTATTTCAAAGTTGTTCAAGTGTTGCACAATTTTACTGCAAAAAGGAAGATATAGCAGTTTGAAGGAGGTGTAAATGTGTGGGTAGTAGAAAACGTAAATGGTGATGGTTCGCAGGTACAAAAAGAATTTGAGACATATCAGGAGGCAAATGCCTACGCAGAGTGGACTTTGGGAACTGTTTGTTATGTACAAACTTAACGTATTGTGCAGAAAGGATAATCATGAATGGATTAATTGGTATATGGCTTATGTTTTCCGCAGTCATCATCGGATGCATTTGTCTATTCGGGATGGATTTTACATTTAAACAAAAGATTTGGGTGATGGTGCAATTTGAAATGTTTATAACCGCACTTATAGCTGGAGCGTACTTTTTGAGTAGGTGATGGGGAAACTGAATATTAGCATTTCCGGGAATAGGAGAAACACATGGGAATTGATTTAAGCAGATTTAAGGTAATTCACGGCGATAAGGTATTGAATGCTGTGGCACTGATGGAAGTGAGGATGCCAGAAGGGATGAATTGGAATGATAGAAAAACAACTGAAAAGCCCAAAATCATTGAGGTTCTAGCAATCAATGAGGATGGGAACCTTGTATCAATTATGGATGAGGCATGGACATTTCAGTTTTTGCCAATTGTACAGAATTAGCATTAAAAGGAAGGGGTATAAGCATTGGAATACTTAAAAAAAGATGATGTTATAAATGCAATGGAAAACTGTTCGGTAACAATCGATATGTTTGGGACAAAGAGAAAGGTGATTGACGGAATAATGATGTGCTGCGCTATTGCAGATATGGAAGCTATAGAAACAGGCCTGGAGCCGGAGGAAATCTTGGATAGTAAACTGCGGGCCAACTGGGTACCGGTAGCAGAGCGGTTGCCGGATAAGCCAGGAGACTATTGGGTTGCAATGAGACATTTGGACGGACTGGCCCCATGAGGATGCGTGGAACGAGGTGGTTGTCGCATGGCAGCCATATTATTACCCGGAGCCATTTGTTCCACAGAATTAACATTTACCGTAGAAAGGAGCTTTATGGATAAAACAAATAAAATTGCCATGGAGATACTCAATGCGAAAAAGCGGGTTGATAACAGAGCAGGAGTGAAAGACATGTGTGATGAATGCAAATACAATACAGGTGATTATGTATGTCACCATCATTGCAGTGGGTGCGACGGCAGGAGTAAGTACCAGAAGGGAGAATGTGGTCATGAAATGTGAAATGTGCGATTGTCATACATCCAAGACAGTTAAAATAAAAAACAGAAAGAATGGAAAAGAATTAAATATATGCAGAGGGTGCGCCGTTCAGAATGGATTCATGGAAAAACCATCAGGAACCCACTGGGAATGCAAGTATTGTGATTGCACCAGAGGAGTACCGTATGAAGATGAACCGGACTTTCTGGTATGCGCCCAGTGTGGAGCCGAATGGGAAGACTGCAAGATATTGGTTGACGATGAAGAATATTAGCACTGATGGAGAGAGATGAAAAAAGCAGGGATTAAAGAAAGGATATTATTTAGAATAAGAATTATTTCAGGAGTAAAGCAAGGAAATGTAGTAATGGTTACGTGTGGGTGCTGCGGAGGAATGAGCATAAGGACGTTGCCAGAGTTATACAGAGAAACGGTTGAAGAAAATAAGTCTATGCAGATAACAAAATATCGTTGCCTTGACTGCGGAGCGGTAGGTTCGATGATTGAGGCATGGGAAAGCAGCAGAGGCTAATAAGGAGGTGATGCCTTTGGGAAAGATGCGGACATTAAACACAAAATATGGAATAAGCAAACATAGGTTCAAAGAATTATATTATTGGTGCCTCCAATACAATGAATGGAAGGATGAACTGAAATATAAGACAGATACGGTCAAAGCTGTAGAGGCGCATGATATGCCAATGGGTAGCGGATGCATAGGAAATCCAACAGAAGCACTTGCCATGAGAAGGGCAAGGCTGGAAGAGAATTGCCGTATCATCGAGCAGACAGCGATAGAAACAGACCCGGCCCTGTATCAATATATATTGAAAGCGGTCACGGACGAAGATGTTACATACAGATACCTGAGCCTTATCATGGGAATTCCATGCAGTCATAATACATATTATGAGCGGCGCAGGAAGTTCTATTGGATACTAAATCAAAAAAAATAAAACAAGATTGGTAATCAGGGGACAAGTCAATATGGTATATTAATATCATGGATTATTAAAAAAAGCGTACTCATAACAGATAATGTACTCCAACGGGCAGAGGCATCCACCATATAGGCGGGTGCCTTTGCTCATGCTTAATGGTATTGTCAGATAATTCAGTCAATTCATATATTTGGGTCCTTCCGAGGGGGCCGGGGAGGGGTGCGGGTCGTGGAAGGTCCGGTATTTTCCTCCGTAGAACCTAAAAAAATAGGTGACTTCCTTCCGCTTTTGAGGAGGGGAACGGCAGGGAAGGAGGCCGGAGACAGAATCATGCAAAAGGAGGTACGGGTAGGATGGTTGTAAATCAGAAGGAATTATCACAATGCATTGGAATATCAACACGGCAGATAAGAAATCTAAAATCGGAAGGACTCTTTCAGACCGAGAAAAATTCAAGGGGATATAATCTTGAAAAGTGCATTCAGGAGTACATAAATTTTAAAGTAAATGCGGAAATGGGACGCAGGACAAATATAACAAAAGAGGAAGTTCAGGCAGAGCATGAGGAAATCAAGAAACAGATTGCGATATTAAAGCTTAGAAAACTGCGGCGCGAACTTCATGAGGCATCGGATGTGGAAGCTTTCCTCACAGATATGTTAATAAGATTCAGAAACCGCCTGATGTCATTACCGCCAAAGCTGGCACTGGCGTTAAGCGGTGAAAATGATATGAATGATATGATAAGAATCATACGTACAGAATTGGGAAACACATTAGAGGAACTATCACAGTATGATCCAGATGAAATTGACGGGGTGAATCCAGGAGAAGTATGTTTGGATGACCCAGATGAAGATGACCCAGACGATGAAGACGAGGAGGAAGAAGAGTGAAGGGATGGGATACAGGACTAGGACACGAATAAAAACTGCTAACCTATTCAGGCGGGTAACAAGGGCTATACTGAAAAAAACGGAAGAACTTACCGTTAGTCAGTGGGCAGAAAAATATAGGATACTGGATGAATCAAGTAATATATCCGGTCGATGGTCCAATGGGGTAACGCCATATCTTGTTGGAATCATGGATACGCTGAATGATGATTATATTAGGGAAGTATACCTATGCAAAGGTTCGCAGCTTGGTGGGACCGAAGTCCTAATAAACATGCTGATGTATATTGTTGACATGAGTCCTGCGCCGACAATGATTGTATATCCTTCGGACGATTTGGCAAAGGACATATCAAATGACAGATTAAAGCCATCATTCAGATTAGTACCACAAATTAGGAAATTGTTCATGGAGAATTCATCCAAGGAACTGCGGCTTAAATTTAAGGCGATGGTACTGTATTTAAGAGGGGCGGGGTCACCATCCAAGCTGGCTTCGAAATCCTGTAAATATCTGTTCTTTGACGAAATAGATAAAATAGGAGGAGCATCAAAAAAGGAGGCATCCCCTTACAACCTTGCTATGGAAAGGGTTAAAACATACAAACACCAGAGCAAGGTATATGCTTGTTCAACACCTACATTAGCAACAAATTATATATGGGGGCTGCATGATAATGCAGACGAGGTAAGACATTACTTTGTACCATGCCCGCATTGTGGGGACATGATTGAATTAGTCTGGAAACAGATTAAATATGATGATGACGAGGAGAAGAGGCTGAGTCCATATGACAGGGCAAAGACATCAAAATATGTATGCCAATCTTGTGGATGTATCATAGAGGATAAAGACAAGCCTAAAATGCTCAAGGCAGGTGAATGGAGGGCAGTTAAGAAACGAGGGATTGGGAGGCCGAAGACGGTCGGATTCTGGATTAGTTCCCTATATAGCATTTTCCTTACATGGGCTGATATAGCAGAGGAATTTCTTAAGTCAAAACACGACCCGGAATTACTACAGAATTTTGTGAATTCCTGGCTTGCAGAGCCATGGGAAGACACGCAATTAAAAACCTCAAAGGAACTTGTATTAGAACGTCAGACGCAAATACCTGAAATGGTCATACCGACCTGGGCGAAAATATTGACAGGAGGCGTGGATGTGCAGGAAGGCAGCCTGTACTACACAATTAGAGCGTGGGGGGACTATATGACAAGCCAGAATGTCACACATGGACAGGTGCTATCACTCGCAGACATTGAACAAATAATGAACCTGGAGTGGAAAAGAGAAGATGGAGCAAAGATGATTGTAGGGCTGGCATTACTTGATTCCGGGTTCCAGGCGGACGAAATATATCAATTCTGCCTGACAAATTCGGACTGGGCCAAACCATGTAAAGGTGCCAGTAACCCATTACAAGGCCATTATAAAATAAGTCAGATTAACAAGCCAGGGAGCAGAGTAGATGGTATAAGTCTGGTATGGGTAGATGGTGGTAAATATAAAGATAGCATATCAGCCAGGATGAGGAAAGAGAACGGGATTGGAAGCTGGATGGTATATGCCGGCTGCGATGAGGAATATGCATCACAGGTGACGGCGGAACACAAAATCAATGTGAGAAAGCCAAACGGGAAGACGGTGACTGAATGGAAACCAAAGAAATCACATGGGGACAATCATTACCTGGATGCAGAGGTTTATGCAATGGCGGCAGCAGACTTAATGAACGTGAGAACACTGCATCTGCAACAGGAGGAGCAAGAGGAGCCGGAAGCCGAAATGCAAGAACCGGAGGAACCATCATGGATACCAGACACATCCTCGTGGTTGGGAGGATTAGGAGGATAGGAAACAATGAACCAGTGTATGAATAATGCAGAATTGCTGGCAGAGGTCAACAAGGCCATACAGAAAATATGTATAGGTGGTCAAAGTTACCAGATAGGTACAAAAAGGTTGACGAGGGCAGACCTGACCCAGCTTTACAAAATGCGGAACGATTTGACGGCATCATTGCAGGCGGAAGAAGATTCGGGCCTGATGGAGAACACCATGGTTGCTTACTTTGACAGGAGGTAACGGGATGGGATTGTTAGAAAGTGTAATTACATGGGCATCACCAAAAACAGCTTACGAACGTGAAGCCTGGAGGCAGGGACTTGATAACCTAAGGGGATATGATGCAGGCGATGGGAAACGGCTAAATGCAGGATGGCGTGTGGCTAATGAGTCTGCGGAGATGACAGACCGGATAAGCCGGGATGTCATCCGGGCCAGGACACGGGACCTGGAGCAAAATTCGGACATAATGAATTCAATAACAAACGCATTCAGAAGGAATGTGATTGGAAAAGGATATACACTTCATCCAATGACAGGGGACCAGGAATTAGACAAAGAGGTTATAAGGTTATGGAAAAGATGGTGCAAGAAACAGAACTGTGATGTAACAGGGACCCAGAATTTCAACCAAATCCTACGCATGGCAGTTCAAAGAAAAAAGGTTGATGGAGGAATATTACTGGTCAAGAGGTATACGGCGGACGGCCTTCTACCATTCAAACTCCAGACCATGGAGCCGGACGAACTGGACTCGTCACAGATGACCCCAAAAAAGAAAGGAAACCGTGTAGCGGGAGGAATTGAATACAATTATTACAACAGGCCAGTTGGATATTATTTCAGACAGTACGAAATAAACGGATTTACCTTATCGGAACCCGTATATGTGGAGGCAAAAGATGTAATCTTTTATTTTACAAAGCGCAGACCATCACAGATTAGGGAAATGTCTGATATGGCCCATACGATATCAAGGATTCGGGACGCAAATGAATTCATGACGGCGGTTTCCGTGAAGGAACGAATTCTCTCGTGTCTGGCGGTATTCGTAAAAAAAGTCACGCCAGCAGTCTCACAAAATGGAAGAACCGGAATCATAAGCGAGACAACGAAAGAAAAGAGTTATGAAGGTAAGATGATTACACCCGGAATGATTCGGGAACTGAACGCCGGGGATGAAATCCAGGTGGTTAATCCATCGGGACAGGCCACGGATGCTGAACGGTACACCAAGACACAGGAGCGCCTTATCGGGGCCGGAAGCGGAATCAGCTATGAGGCAGCAAGCCGGGACATGAGTCAGTCAACCTATAGCAGCGCAAGACAGGGCATGATTGAAGACGATACAACCTATTACGAAGAAGTCGAGTGGATAATGGACATCATGTCCGAAGTTTACGAGACTTTTTTTATTTCGGCTGTCCTGGCAGGGCTGATAAAGGCAAATGGGTTCTGGGAACATAAAGAACAATATCTGGAACATGAATGGATACGTCCCCCGAAACAATGGATTGACCCATTGAAAGAAGCTAATGCCACAAAAATCGCGCTTATGTCAGGACAGAAAACATTCCCGCAGGTGGCGGCTGAAAACGGGAACGATTGGAGGAAACAACTGGATGAAACGGCAGAGGCCATAGAATATGCCAGAGGAAAAGGAATTGATTTAGGGGGAATGATATATGGGATTAAGACAAGCCAGGAATCCAACAGAAAAAACGGGTAACATATTTTACAGGGAATTCCTGACGGCAGAATTCAGGGAGGCAGAAGGGCACGAAAGAAGGTTCCAACTTAGCTTCTCTTCCGAGGAACCATACACAAGGTACTGGGGAAAGGAGGTATTAGACCATTCGGAAGGTGCCATCAAGCTTGAACGTCTTCTTGCTACTGGGTGCGTGTTATTTAATCACAAGCGTGATTATGTGGTAGGGAAAATAATAACGGCACGGGTTGAGAATTTACGGGCCTATGCAGAAATTGAATTCGATGAGGATGAGCCATCAGAACTGATATACCAAAAAGTTAAAAACAAAACCTTACGTGGCGTATCAACGGGATACATGGTAGGGAGCTGGGAAGAGGTACTGCCAGGAAAGGTATCCGGGGACGGTCGATTCACGGGGCCTTGCGATATTGCAAGAAGCTGGGAACCGTTTGAAATATCCATCGTTTCATGTCCTGCTGATTACACCGTAGGGGTAGGACGGGAATTAATGGACAGCATGCCACCATACAAGGAAATGACGAACAGAGACCAAAGGAGCCTTGAATGGTTTAGACGGCAGATGCAACTTGACAAATATATTATCTAGGAGGAAAAGATGGGAGACAAGGAAAAATTAAAGGAACTTCAAACGAAGCAGCAGAGGATTTTAGATGCGGCAAAGGGTGAACAGAGGGACATGACTGACACAGAAAAATCCGAATTTGACGAATTACACAGACAGATTGAAGAACTTAAACGGAATCTGGATGACGGAGGACAACCAAAGAATACATTAGAAGGAGGAGAAAGAGCAGTAGAGAATGAACGCCAAAGGGCAGTTACCATCGCAGAATTATGCAGGCAGCACGGGGTAGATTCGGCGGATTATATAAAAAACAATAAGACTGTGGAAGAGGTGCAGAGGGACATCCTGGACAAACTGGTTAGGGATAAGGGGCCAATCCATACAGGGGTAGAAGTAGGAATGGATGAGGCCGATAAATTCAGGAGAGCGGCAGCGGATGGAATGGTACTGCGGGGAGGAGTGCAGATTGAAAAACCAGCAGATGGTTCCAGAGATTTCCGTGGAACCTCATTGAAGGACTTGGCAATCAGGTGTATGGAACGGGACGGGGAAGATGTAAAAGACCTTATATTACGCAGCCCGGATGACATATACGGGATGTTATGCAGACAGTTTTATAATCCGAGCGCATCCTTCCCTGCAATCATGGACCAGGCCATCAATAAGGCTTATGTGGAGGGGCATAATAAAGCACCATCAACCTTTGACAGATGGGTAAAAAAAGGCACACTGAAAGATTTTAAGTCAACCAAACATGAGTATATCGCTGGACCAGCTGGCGAATTCTACGAAGTGCCAGAGAATGGAGAAATCAAACATGATACCCCCAGGGATATTAAAAGACCGAACAGGCAGATAAAGACCTGGGGGCGCCAGTTTACGATGTCAAGACAGGCATTCATCAATGATGACATCGGATTCCTTTCCACCATACCCGCAAGATACGCAGCGGCAGCCAGAAGGACACAGAACAAACAGGCATATAATATCCTCATTAAAAACGACAAGATTCATGATGACATTCCGCTTTTTGATGCAAAGCACAATAACGTAATCAAGACAGGAAGCGCACCGACAAGAGAAGTGTTCCTTAAAATGTTGCTGAAACTCCAGATGATGAAAGACGAATTTGGGGAAGCAATCAATATCAGGCCAGCAAAGATTATCGTACCCGTGGGATATGTTTTTGATATGTTCACGATGTTTAACAGCCCGACCATCCAGACATCAGAAAACACCCAGGCGGCAAACCCTCTGTATAATTACAGGAGCATGATTGAGATAATTGAGGACGCAACCATCAATGCACTTGTGGGCGATGGAAAAGCAGCCCCTTGGTTCCTCGCCGGAGCCGCTGATGATTGCGATGGAGTATGGGTTGATTATCTGAATGGGGATGAAATACCAAAAATCAGAAGGATGGAAGCCCCGGGAACCCTGGGATATGTATGGGATATATATTTGGATTGGGGCTTTACCGTAGTTGATTATAGAGGTTTAATTAAAAACCCAGGAGACATAATCGTAATAGAATAGGAGGTATCATCATGAATGCAGAGTATATCCAGAGAGGCGAGAGCCTTGATTATAAAAATGAGACAGGGAAGCAGATTGAGGCCGGGGAAGTGGTGGTATTCGGCACAAGGATAGGTGTTGCGGGTACTAAAATCCCGATTGGCGCAACAGGAAGCATCCATATGATTGGGGTATTTAAGATGCCGAAGAAGGATGGGGAGGCCATAGAGAAGGGCGCAACCATATATCATTCCGAGGACGGCATGACAGCCGTTGCGGCAGAGGGGCAGGCCCTCCCTGTGGCAGGCTATGCAGTAGATACATCCACATCAGCAAACAAAAATGTGATAGTAAAACTCGCCGGATAAGGAGGGCGCAGGATGGCATACATACATCATACATGGGTAGATGGAGAAATCATCACGCCGGAAAAAATGAACAATCTGGAAGAAGGGGCAGATGAAAAGAGCATCCCAGGGCCGCCGGGAGAACAGGGACCGCCGGGGGAGCCAGGTCCGAAAGGGGATGGATTCACCGGGGAAGCAGTCTTGTTGTCCGTATTGGAGGAAAATGCGGATAATTCGGAAATCACTGGAAAAATCAATGAGATAATTGGAATCCTGGCAGCAAGAGGAGTCACCAAGGGGGCATAAGATGGACTTTAAGGATATCCTTCAAGAGGACAATAAAACCATATTCTTAGATCCAGGAGAATTCGGGGAAAAACATCTTATCAATGGAAAGGAAATGAATATTGTCATTGATGACTACGAATTACTTGAACGGGAAAAACGAAGGAAAGATGTACAGGCATACCGACAAGGAGTATTCAAGAAGCAAGTCCTATTCTATGTGTTGGGGGATGAATTTGGGAAACTGCCCCCAGTAGGATGTATGATAAAACTGGATGCGGAAAATTATACCATAACAGATGCGATTGACGAGGAGGGAATCTATTCCATAAGTCTGGAGGCGCAGAAGTCACGATGAAATCAATGATACTGATTGGAGTTGACACAACAGATGTAAGGCGCATGCTTGGAAAACTGAATGATAAGGAAATGAAAAAGACCCTTAAGAAAGCAGTAAACGAAACGGCAAAACAGGCAAGAAAGCGTCTTGCAAATGAAGCAAAGAAGAAGTATGCAATAAAAAACCCTAAATTCAATCAATCCATGAAAATAAAAAATGCTACAGTTGCAAGCCCGATAGCATACATTATTTCCACAGGCGGGGTAAATGAAATAATGGACTTTAAGGTATCGCCTGCCCAATATGCTACGGGCAGGGATAAGCCTGACATTACGAAAGGAAAAGTCCTCAAAGAAAATGGTATGAAGCGCCTTGAGAAAGGAAATTTAAAGGCGTTCATAACAAGATTTGCCAATGGACATAAATCCGTTGTGCAGCGGACTGGGAGAGGAAGAAAAATAAAGAAGCTTTTAAGCCCGTCCATCCCCATTATGTTGGGAAGTCAGAGACGGGTATATGGGATTGTTGAACCGCATATCGGTAATGACTTAAGGGAATATCTAAGAAAGTTTGTATCCCAGCAGTTAGGAGTATGACATGACAGTAAACGAACTACAGGAAGCATTAATCAGAGAAATTGGACATATCACGGAGGATATGGAAATCTATGATAAGAACGGTAACAGGACAAGGCTGAAAGGATACCCACAGGCCATACCGATATTCCCAATCTATGGACAATATGAAGGGGAACAGGAAGAAGAACTTTTTCCGTATTTTACTGTCATGGTAACTAATGTAATCTACAACAACCCAGAGGCAGAGGAAAGGAACACGGCATCAATAATAATTCTGTTCGGAATTTATGATGAAGACCAGGGAATGAAAGGGTACTTTACATTAAGTTCCATCATGCAGAGGGTGATAACAAGGTTCATGAAAAATCAAATCATGGACCTTTTTTATTGCGATAAAAAAATGGCCATGGAATTCCAGGAGGATGACACATCACCTCAATTTTTCGGCGGAATTGAGATGATTTGGTATCTTCCAGACATTGAAACGGAGGAAACATATTGAGCATCGAAAAGAAAACGATGGTATACATCGGACCAACAATCAAACATATAGCCAAGGAGGGGAATGCATATAGAGGCGGTTATCCTCCCCGATTAGAAGAAAAGATTCTGAACAATCCGGTACTTAAGGATTTGCTTGTACCAGTCAGCAAATTGGCACAGGCCAGGAAAGAGTTAAGGAAAACAGGCAGCAGACTGGAGTCCATATACAACAAGGTTAAGGAGGACGTAGAGAATGGAAGGGTATAAGCATGGTATAAAATCACGGGAAAATGCAACCTCATATCCCGTACCGCTGTCAACATCCAATGCAGTACAGGTGGTGTACGGTACAGCACCAGTCAATCTGACTGATGACCCAAAGAAAACCGTCAACAGACCTATCCTGGCAACAAACTTAAAGACAGCGGTCAAAGAATTGGGATATAGCGATGATTGGGAGAAATATACATTATGTCAGAGCATGTATGCGAATTCGGAGTTGTTCCAGGTATCACCTGTGATATACGTCAATGTCCTGGACCCGGAAAAACATTATAGACAGATTGAGGGGAAGGCTGTAAGGGTGGAAAACCATCAGGCAGTATTGGATGAGCAGGGAATCCTTGCGGATCAAGTAGTCATAACCGCACAGCCTATGTCATCCAGACTTGGAAGCGCCAAGGTGGGGGAGGCAAACACAGCAAGTGAAGGTTCCGAAATTACAAGAGGGACTGATTATATTTCGGAGTTTGACGATAAGGGAAGATTAATCATTACACTGCTCAGTACTGGGAATGCTTTTGACTTACCGGAACTAACTGTATCTGCCAAGGCCATTGCGCCGGAGATGGTGACAGAGGAGGACCTGATAGGATATTACGATGTAGAGTCTGGAACCGAAACGGGATTTGAGACAATCCGACAGATTCACCCTAAATTAGGGGTAGTGCCTGGATTACTGCTTGCACCGGGGTGGAGCCATAAACCGAACATTGGGGCTGCATTACAGGCAAAATGCCAGGATGTAAGTGGAGCATTCACATGCATGTGCCTCCTGGACCTGGACACGGAAAAGGCAAAAAAGTATACAGACTGTCTGGAAATAAAAAAGGAGTTGGGCTTTGATGACCCACATGGGATTGTGTTGTGGCCCATGCTTCTGAAGGATGGAAGGAAAATCAGTTATTCCGCCGTATACGGGGCAATGGCGAGTCATTACACGGCCGAAAACCAGGATGTACCTTACATATATCCATCCAACAAAGGATTGAATGTAGATGGGGCAGTCACCGTGGATGGAACGGAAGTCTATCTTGATCAGGACCAGTCCGGGGCCGTAAATGGGGATGGGGTAGTGACAGTCCTGCATGATGATGGGGAATGGAAAGCATATGGAAATAATACGGCAGCGTATCCAGATAACACTGACCCAAAGGACAGGTGGATTGGTTGCCGCAGGATGTTTGATTTTGCCAACAACAGATTCGTACTTGATTACAGGAAAAAGCTTGATTCAAATATGAACCGGAGACAGGTGGATGATATCATTAACTCATTTAACATCTGGGCTAACAGCATAGTGTCTGCTGGAATGTGCGCGGGGTTCTATATTGAATATAGGAGCGATGAGAACAGCATAGAAAAGGTGCTGGAGGGTCAGATATGTACAAGGACACATCTGGCACCCTACACACCAATGGAATACATAGAGGACGTTAAGGAGTTTGATGTATCGGCTCTTGAAAATGTCATGGCAGAGGAGGGATAAGATGTTTAGGACGCATTTGGTCAATAGGTTTAAGGTCTATAGAGGCGGCAAGGGGCTTATTGGAGTAGCAGGGGAAGTGACCCTGCCCAAAATCACCAACTTGGTGGAAACACTGGAAGGGGCAGGCGTAAGCGGAAAAATGGATGTATCCGTCATTGGATTAATCGAGAACATGGAACTTGAACTGTCATTCGATTCCTTGTGCAACGATATATTTTCCATCATGGACCCGATTGAATCAGAGAACATAACAATCAATGGCGCAATTCAGGGGATGGATATCGGGACAAGGAAAGCTGGATTTGTGGACCTGAGCGTAATCGTGGCAGGACAGGCAAAGGAATTTAGTCCAGGCGTAGTCAAGGCCGGAGGAAAGATGGGAAGCAGCGTAACAATGACACTGGATTATTATAAGCTGATTCTGGATGGTAAGACAATGGTGGAAATCGATAGGATGGGAGATGTGTTCACCATTAACGGAAAGGATGTATTGAGGGCCGTCAGGGGCATGTGTTAAGCGAAAGGAGCATCATATGGCGAATGAAGCAAAGGCGGAAGCGCATAAGGAAGAAGAAAAAAACTGGATGATAGTTAAATTAAGCAAGGCAATTACTTATCAGGAAATAGAGATAAGGGAAATCAATCTGAAAAAGATGGAAGACCTTACGGCGCAGGATATGAACAACATATATGACCTGTACTATGCCTTGGGTGGAAACAAGCCAATCATGCAGGAATCAACCCTGTTATTTGCCCAAATCCTGGCATCACAGGTAACGGGGTACCAGATGGAAGTCTTTGAGCGGATGAGTGCAAAGGATGCAATGCGGCTTAAAAACCGGGTGTACCGTTTTTTCTTCCTCGAGGCATAATGTGCCTTGATGATATAAGACAACTGAACAGGGCGATTATAGCTGCGGGAAGGTATTCAAAAGCCGGACCGCAGTTTTATTTTACCATGCCGCTAAGTCAGGCGGCAAGGCTGCTAAAGGATACACTGGAACAGGCAAAGGAAGAAAACAGGGCAAGAAAGGGTGGGTGATGAGGAACGGCGAGTAAAGGAAAATATCAATTAGAGATAATGATATCCGGAGAGACAGACCAATCCTTAAACGCATCCATCAGAAAAGCCAGGAAAGAACTTGACAGCCTGGAAAGAAAGGCCGGACTATCATCCAAGGCAATATCGGATTCCTTTGGAGGGATGAGCGCAGAAGGAATCGACAAACTAAGCAGCATGTCCGATAAGGCATTCGGGGCAATTGTGAAGGGAAGCAAACTGGCGGCAGCCGGGATTGCCGGAATCGCCGCAGCATCCACCTATGTAGGCATGGGATTTGAGGAACAGATGAGTACGGTCAGGGCCATTGCACAGGCTTCTGATGCCGATATGAAAAGGCTTACCGCACTTGCGAAGGAAATGGGAGAAACCACTAAGTTTTCCGCCGAGGAAGCTGGCAAGGGCCTGGAATACATGGCTATGGCAGGATGGAAGACGGAGGACATGATTAGTGGACTCCCTGGAATCATGAACCTTGCGGCGGCATCAGGGGAGGACCTTGGAAGCGTATCAGATATTGTGACTGATGCGATGACGGCATTTGGGATGGCGGCGGACGAATCTGGAAGGTTTGCGGACGTACTGGCGCAGGCATCCAGCAATTCCAACACCAATGTCGGCATGATGGGCGAGACATTCAAGTATGTAGCACCCGTTGCGGGAGCGTTTGGATATACGGTTGAGGATGTGGCGGTTGCCACGGGGCTGATGGCTAATGCCGGAATAAAAGCCGAAAAGGCCGGGACCGCAATGCGAACTATGCTGACAAACCTTGCGAAGCCCACGAAGCAGATGCGTGGATACATGAAAGCTTTATCCATATCCTTGGTAGACGGACATGGAGAAATGAAACCATTCAACCAACAACTGGAGGAAATGAGGGCAGGCTTCGCATCCCTGACAGAGGCAGAGAAAGCGGAATATGCAGCAGGAATCGCAGGGAAGGAAGGTATGTCCGGCCTGCTTGCAATCGTAAATGCGTCAGAAGAGGACTTCCAGAAGCTGACAGAATCAATCGGGAACAGTGCCGGAGCCGCCGAAAGGATGGCACAAGTTAGGCTGGACAACCTTAAAGGCGACCTGACCTTATTGCTTAGTGCGACCCAAGGGGCCGGGATAGAACTATACGAAGGTTTTTCAGGCGATATGCGTAGTGGGGTCCAATACGCAATAGCATGGGTAACAAGCTTCTCGGATAGCCTGGAAGAAAATATCCCCACAGCAAGAAGATTAGTGAAACAGTTCGGAAAAGAACTAGGGGAATTTTTCGGACCAATATTGGATATAGGAAAATGGTTAGCCAAAAACCCGCAAGTAATAAAAGGCGGACTAATGGGAATATCATCGGCGCTGCTAACATTCAAGGCCGTGAAGGTTGCCAAGGATGGAATGAAAATGCTTGCAACCATATCGAGCATGGCATCTGCATGGCCTGTAGCCGCAGTCGGGGTTATGATAGGCACAATCGTAGGTATTGGAGCCGCAATCCAGGAAACAGAACGGCAGGCGGCAAAACAGAGCCTTGCGGACCACTTTGGGGACATAACCCTATCCATGCAGGAACTGGAGGATGCCGCCAGATACAGCCTGGGCGAAGGTCTGTTCCGAAGTATAGACGAATTTGCCGAAGCAGGAACAAAGACATCCAAGTTTTATGATTCCATGCAGTCGGGAATCAGGGAAATAAATAAGGCTGGATGGAAGCTTTCCCTGGGAATTGAGTTTGATGAAACCGATACATCTTCTTACGTATCGGCGGTTGACCAATATGTAAAGGATGCCCAGAACTACATAACAAGCCGTGGATACGAATTGAAGCTTGCGGTTGATATTGTCATCGGAGAGGATTCAGGAGGACTGGATGGAAGCGATGCATTCTATCAGTCCCTATATGGACAGCTGGACCCGTTACAGCGGGGGTTACAGGAAGTACTCCAGGACATTACGGATAATGGGCTGACCCTGGATAAGGATAAGATTGTAAGGCAATATCTTGCAGACATATCAGAAATAACCAGCATGATATCGGATGCGCAGAATGCCGCACAACTACAGATGATACAGGGTAAGTTTTCGGGCGCATCACTGACACCGGAGACTTTCCAGAACTACCAGGACACCTTAAATGAATACACGGATAAGGCCATCGAGAACATAGATGATTCCTACGAGCAGATACTGACATCCCTTAACGCTCAGCGTATTGCAGGCGAGAAGGGGATGGACGGAGGGATATCACAGGAAGAATTCGATTCGCAGTCAAAAATAGCAACCCAGGCATATTACGCACGCAAGGCCCAGGTAGTAAAAGATGGATATCAGTCCATGCGGGATACCATCATGGAAACCTACGGGGACGATATCGGTCCGGCCCTGGAAGCCATGAGCCAATCAATCGACCAGAACCTGAAAGAATTCGCAGAGAAGGGATACAGTTCGCCGCAGGACTGGAGTTACACCATGGAAAAGGCCGTAATGGAGGCCATGGGTGCGAACGACATCAGTGCGGGAGGGAAGAAAGCCCTTAAAATGCTCTTGGAAGGAATGGAACCAAACCAGGAGCAGATGATGGCGCTGACAGAGCAGTATAAGAAGGCCGGGGGAGACATGGCGGATGCCCAGATGCGGGGAATCAGCGAGGCCATGGACGAGATGAGTTCCCTGCGGGCGGTTTCTGGAAAAGAGGATTCCATTTGGGCGTTGCTTGGGAGGATAGCATCCGATGACCCAGCAATGGCTACAGCCATGATAGCGTCAAGAAATGTAGGCGCAACATATGCCGATTCATGTATTAATGAAATCATCACGAAATGCCCGGAAGCAGAACAGGAGGCTAGAAACTTCCTGGATGCAGTTAAGGCAGAATTTGAGAAAGGTGTGGACCCGGTAACTGTACGTATACCTATCACGCTTGATATGGTTGAATCCTACAGGAAAACAGGTAATGTATTCGGCCCAAAGGAATTGCCACAACATGGTGACGGTGGGATATTCGGAACCAGACACATTGCGGAGGTGGCAGAAGATGGGCCGGAATCAATCATACCCATCAACCAATCATCCCATGCATTGCAGTTGTGGAAAGAGACAGGTAGGCTTCTGGGAGCATACCAGGAAAATAATTATGAAAAGATGTATGGCGGGATTGTAACAAACGGCGGGATGGCGGCGGATGACCATACCGGTTCATTCTCACCTACATTCTCGCCTACGATATATGTGGATGGTGGGGCAAATGTCAAGGAGGATGTCATGAGCGGATTGGAGGCTGGATTTGAGCGGTTTAAGGAAATGATGGAACGATATAGACACGAAGAATTCAGGGTGGAATATTAGGAGGACAGATGGCAGGAACGTACAAGTCCATCCAGGGGGATACCTGGGATATGATTGCAAAAAAAGTCTATGGTACTGAGCGGCACATGGATTTTTTGATGGAACATAATTTCCCGCTTTTGGATTATTTTGTCTTTCCGGCTGGCATCATCATATCCATACCAGAACTGCCAGAAGAAGAGACAGTGGAACTTCCGGCCTGGAGAAAAGGGGGGATTATGTGAGCAGCCCAAGAAAGAAATCAATGAAGATAGTATATAACGGGGTTGAGGCACAGGCAGAAATATCCAAAAGCCTTGAAAAGTTTTCCTATGAGGACGCAATAGATAAATCGGACACAATCACCATCGGTATTGCTGACAGGGATTTAAAGTGGAGGGAGGCGTGGATGCCGGAAAAAGGGGATACAATCCTCCCCTCCATAATATTTGAAAACTGGAACTACGAAGGTGAAAAGATAACCGTAATATGCGGGTCCTTCCTGGTGGATGACTTTGAGTTTTCTGCCCCTCCATACCGTGGCAACATCAAGGGCGTATCAACCCCTGCAAATTCAGACTTTAAGGAAGCTGAAAACTCCAAGACATGGGAGGCCGCAACCGTTCAGCTTATCGCCATGGAAATAGCCGGAAAATACGGGCTGACACTGGCATACGAAGCCGGGGATATCCAGATAGCAAAGATGGAGCAGGACAAGGAAACAGACAGTAAATTCCTAAAAGGCTTATGTGACAAATATGGACTGGGCCTAAAGGTATTTTCGAACAAGCTTGTAATCTGGGATTACAAACAGTATTTCGCAAAGCCAGCGGTCATGACAATAAGCCCGGATATGGTAGCGCAGCAGGCATACAAAAGCACCACAAGAGGCACTTATACAGGGGCCAAGATAAGTTATACAGACCCAAAAACAAAGAAAACAATAGAGATAATGGTGGGGCAGGAGGGGAGGCTGTATAAGTCAAACCAAAAGGCAGATACGGAAGAAGATGCAAGGCTGATTGGGGAAAGTGCAATCATCATGGCTAACCGGAAGGAAACCACCATGAAGCTTACCTTGAAGACCAGGATTGCCATAAGTACCACACAGACGGTACAGCTATCAGGCTTTGGCAAAGCGGACGGAAAATACTTTGTCGAAGGGGTATCATATGACATATCTAAAAAAGACAGCAGAATGAGAATGAATTTGAGCAGGATAGCAGATGAAGTAGGGCAGGAACCGAAAGAGGATACGGGAACCCGGCAGGGTGAAACCTACACGGTCGGAAAGCATGATACATTATGGGATATCGCTAAAAGCAGATATCAGGACGGGTCAATGGCTGCGGAAATATATGAAATGAACAAAGAGGCGATTGACGCAGAAGCAAGAAGACATGGAAAACAGGACTCAAGTAACGGGTACTGGATATTCGAAGGTACCACATTGGTCCTGCCATAAAGGAGAGAGGAAGATGCAGGATGTATCAAGGGTAGGATACATATCAACAGTCAATCCTGATGCAGGCATGGCAAAAGTGCATTATCCAGAGACGGGAAATACCACCTCGGATTTGCCAATCTATAAATTCGGGGATGAATACAGGATGCCTGAGATAGGGGACCAGGTAATAGTCATCCATCTATCGAATGATTCAAGTTCGGGTATAATCCTGGGAAAGTTCTGGGATGAAACGGACCCCCCTAAAGAAAAGGAAGGATATCGAAAGGGATTTTATGGAAGGGCCTTTGAAAAGGTTCAGGATAATATCTACACATTGCATGCAGACGAAATCATACTGGAAGGAAGCGCAGGGAGCATATCACTTTCCAAAATCATAGCCCTTGAGAAAAGGATAGAGGCACTGGAGAGGAGGGAATGAGTTGGTCGGATTATTAGGAGGACTCAGGTTCAGGGTGAGTAGGAGCCAGGTATTGACCTTCAAAAATTTCAAGCGTGAAGTATCAGCTACCTGGAACAGCATCGACAGGATTGGGATGAAGCCACTGACGGAATTTGGAGGGGCTGACTTACAGAAGATATCTTTTGATGTAACGCTTGATGCATCCCTGGGGGTTAGGCCAATAAAGCTGATAAAAACCATAGACCGGATGATTGAGGCCGGGGAGGTAAACGAACTGGTCATAGGAAAAAAGAGGGTTGGAAAGAATAAGTGGGCCATTACCAAAGTAACACAGTCATGGGATGTGATTCTGCGTGGCGGGGAATTATATAAAGCCACAATGAACCTGTCATTACAGGAGTATGTGTGAGGTGATAGGGTGAATGAAAACAATTATGTAATGACAATAAGAGGGACCAAAGATATAGAGGAGTTGAACCGGACACTTACGGCGCTATTTGGCACCAGAGCATCAAGCCTGCCAGGGGATAGGGATTACGGCATATCATGGGAATGTCTGGATGAGCCGCCAGAAGTGGCAGAAAGCATCCTGGCTATGGAAATCATAAAGAAGGTGGAAAAGTACGAACCAAGGGCAAGTGTAGAGGACATCACGCTTAAGAACGTGGAAGGAAAGACGAAAGCATATATTCAGATTGTGGGAAAAGAGGGGAATGTATGAGCGATATCATGACACGTCTTGGAAATTATCCAGAGGTAAGCTTCATCAACCATATGAGTTACCAGGAACTACGGGACAAGATGGTTGATGATTATGAAAAGAAGCTTAAGGAAATCACTGGGGAAGAAAAGAAGCTTGCAATGGGAGACCCATATAGGCTTATCTTATATTCCTGCGCAGTGGCAATATACCAGGGATATCAGTTTGAAGATAGGGCGGCGAAAAGAGGACTGCTTAAATACAGCAAAGGTGATTACCTTGATAATCTGGCTGCATTCAAAGGGGTGTTAAGGAACGAAGCATCACCCGCTAAAACAAATATAAGGTTTACACTATCCACGGCACTGACGAAAGAGGCAGTTATTCCGGTCGGAACCAGGGTAAAAGGAACAGACCTATATTTTGAGACCACGGAAAAAGGAAAAATCGAGCCCGGGGAAACGAGTGTGGACATACAGGCCGTATGCCAGAAAGCGGGAATAGAAGGTAATGGATATATGCCAGGAAGTATTAAAACACTGGTTGACTTACTCCCATACACGCTAAAAGTTGAAAACATTTCGGAATCAAGTGGTGGGACGGAACGTGAGACAGACGATGAACTGGCAGAAAGAATCTATCTGGCACCATCCAGCTATTCCACAGCGGGAACAGAAGGTGCATACGAATATTGGGTTAAGACATACGAAGAAAGACCGATGAAATTCAGAATCACATCAGAATTGCCGGGAGAAGTTGATATCTATACAATGTCACCGGACGGGGGAATGCCAGACGATGATTACATTAAGCGTCTGGAAGAATACCTGAAATGCAGGACCATAAAACCACTAACTGACAATGTTGTGGTGAAGAGGCCAGAGATAATATCATATGATATTACATTCAGTTACCATATAAACGAAGAGAACCGGGACATTGAGGAAACCATAAATGGAAACGTAAGGACCGCTTGTGAAAATTACATAACTGCCCAAAGAGAGATAGGGAAGGACATTGACCCATCGGAACTTATAGGCATGCTCTATGAGGCGGGTGCGGTCAAGATACTTCTCACAAGCCCGAACTACACTGAAATCACCAATTCACAGGTTGCTATAATGGGCAACCTACAAATGGATTACAGGGGGATTAAAGAAAGGTCGGCAAAGGGAGGACAAACATGATTAGGTTTCGGGAAGGTGAAATAAAAAATATCCTACCTATAAACCTCATTACGCCAGAAGTCCAGGCACTAAGCTATTCCATCGGAAACGCCATGAAAGATATGGTAAAGTTCTCTGCATCGGCGCATCTGTATTCGGACCTGGAAAATGTGCCAGAAGAGGCGCTTGACCTTATTGCAATGGAACTGAACACGCAGTATTACGTACAGATGCTTCCCAGGGATACCAAGGAATCCCTTATAAGGCAAACCCTGCAATGGTACATGCATGGAGGCACACCTTCTGTTCTGGAGCAGTTCCTTTCTACCATCTTGGACGGAGGAAGGATTGATGAGTGGTATCAATATGGAGGGGAGCCATATTTTTTTAGGGCGTATGTGTATGCAGGAGAGCATCAAATGGAACTTGGATATGGGACGGAAGTAAAACGACAGATTGAGAAGTATAAAAATGTTCGGTCCTGGATAGATTGGGTGGCTTTCGTCATCAGTTCAATAGTTTCCATTAAGTTAGAATATGGAAATTCCATACACTTCCAGAACATCTTCCATCCAAGGAAAAATATTGCATACATAAGACTGGATGGTAAGTGGAGGCTGGATGGAAACAAGAGGTTAAGCGGGTATGACGATGATATGGAAGTGGACTTCTATCCTGTAAAATTGAGCCTGAACATAACAACAGCCGTTGATAAGAAAGATGAGGAGCATATATGTATACGGGCCGAAATAAGGCCGAACGAGAAAACAATTGAAAGGGCCACATATTGCATCAAGACTGAACAGCAGGCTAACAGAAAGGAAAAGCTAAGTATGCGATTTTGCGTCTCGGAGGACTTATCGCCTGGAGATATAGGGATTACAACAATAAGAAAATTAGATGGAGCATGGAAATTAGACGGGAACCGCAAGCTAAACGGCGGGTACTGTGCTATATAAGGAGGAAATAGCATGGCAGCAGCAAAGGGAGTAATAACCGTTGCAGGAAGAAGGAAGTTGTGTAAGGCCCACGCAGGGGACATGGTATTGCCAAAAATTAAACAGATGGCCTGGGGAGATGGAGGGGTGTTGGAAGATGGGACACCAAAGCAGACAACCGGAGAAGAAACCGGACTCTATAACCTCCTGCTGAAAAAGGATATCGAAGCGCATACATATACGGATGAGGCTCAGACCACATGCAGATACACCGCAACGCTAGAAGCGGATGAACTTACGGGAAAAGAAATATCAGAAATGGGTCTGTTTGATGAAGATGGGGAATTAATATCATATAGGACTTTCCTGCGGAAAGGAAAGGACGCAGACATCCCACAGATATATGATATGGATGAAATCTTTTAGGAGGAGCGGATATGAGTTTTTGCGAGATTAAAACCCCACCAGAGTTTAGCAGCGAAATAGAAAAGTGGGATAGGGATACATTAGCAGACGGAGAAAAAATGGGAAACGTTATTGAAGAGTTGTTAAATAATACGGTATATAATAATGTTGGAATCAGCCGTATGAATAATGAGATTGAACTGACCCTCCCAACATCCGGCTGGAGTGCATCCGCCCCATATACCCAGATTGTTAATGTCCCTGGCCTTAAGGAGACAGATAAGGTGCAGATGATGTCTGCCATTAAGACGGATACGGCAGTGGCTACTGCGGATATATGGGATAAGATGGGGGCATTGGTCAAGGCCGGGAAGGCATTGGATGGGCAGGCTGTATTCGTCTGCCCGAAGAAGAAACCGACATCTGATTTTAATATTAAATTAGTGGGGGTGAGTGCAAATGAGTGATATCTGGATACCTTATGGCGGCGGTGCCGACCTTGACCCTGTGACGGCAACGGCTGCGGATGTGCGCAAAGGGAAAACAATTGTTGATAAGGATGGCAATCCGATAGGCGGCACCATGCTGGATATCGCAGGGAGGACCATCACGCCGACAACGTCCCAACAGACGTTAAATGGCGGCGGGTATCTGACAGGGAATATAGTGGTACCGGGATTTACACCACCGCCCGCGAACGTGATAAAAAAGGGATATGTGCTCAATGTGTTTGGAATAAAGATTACGGGAAGCTGGGAAGGGTATGTACCAATATCAACTGACCTATATTACAAAGGGGCAAACACTGCCAATTTTAAATTTGGTGCAGTACTTGGTTATAAGCAGAATGGCTCTGTTGCATTTGATACGGCCCAAATAACATGCGAAACCGGAACGAGTGGCGTGTATGCCTGTAGCTGTTTATACCCCAGCGCGGCATACAACCTAACGCCTTACAGTTCATTAAAGGTGGATTTTAGGAATGGTCTCGGGAGGATTGATGCATCAGCAACTAAGTTGCTTTACGGGGCCAGCTTATCAGTTTTATGCGAACGTCCATTGGTTGCAACCATAAGTGGCAATACATTATCATTTGACATCAGCAATATCAATGCAACGAGATACTTAGCGCTTTATCTATACGGGACTACAGGTAGGGCTACTTTTTACCTTGATAGGATTTATTTTACGTGACTAACTGAAATAAATACGTTTGATTGACCCCCTGAACCTGTAGACAAACAGCTTCACGGCACCCGTCACACTCAATCCTCCAAGAGGGTACCTTACGTTCCGTTCGCCGTAAAAGTTCAGGAAATTCGTTTCCGCACTGCCTTCAGGGTAGATGTTGATTCCGTTGATTTGTATGCCCGATGAGAATCCCGTCCCGCTCCCTATTGACTCAGTCCTGTTGAGCAGGACATTTACATAATTCCATGGTCCCGTGTTATATGACTGGCTGCTTCTTATTTCCATGTTCAGGGCTGAATTAGTACAATTTACGGTAATCTGGCCGCTGTCAAATACAACGACATTGGGGTATGCACTTGGCGCAAACCCTGCGGCGTTATCACCGTAGCGGTACAGTTCACTGTTTCCAGCAACCCACCCCTCGAAACTTCCCGTAATCTTTATTCCAAACACATTGAGCACATATCCCTTTTTTATCACGTT